TTATGTGGATGAAATGTGGATACCTCCTTTTAACGGATTAAGTGAAATTGCATCCTGGAGGAAATCAGGAGCGAGGTGCGCATAGGTCATAGTTTGCTGGATCGTGGCGTGCCCCATAATTCGCTGGAGCGTAAGTATATTTCCTCCATTAATCATAAAGTGAGCTGCAAAGGTATGGCGTAGAACATGTACAGCCTGCCCTTTCGGTAGGTCAGGCTTAACACTGCGAAGCACCTTGCGATATTCCTCATAATTGACGTCAAACAAAAGGCCGGATTTCTTTGTTTTGATCTCACTAACAACTTCATCAGAGACAGGAATAATTCGAACTTTTCCGTTTTTAGTTTTGTTAAACGTCACGCGGTTATTGATGATGTGTTCCGCGCGCAGATTTTTCGCTTCTCCCCATCTCGCACCAGTACTGAGACAAAGTAGCGTAATCCGCCGGGCATCACCGCTTACTGCATCCAGTAATTTGGCGATTTCTTCCGTGGTGAGATACGTCATTTCGGGTGATTTTCGTTTCAAAGAGGGGAGGGCGCGGAGCGGATTTTCTCCGTGAAATTCCCCGGCATTTGCCAGGAGTGTAAACATTCCTCCGAGATCCGACTCATCACGCCGAACAGTAGACTCTTTTACTCCCAAGGATAAACGGGAGCTTCGATAAGCGGCCATGAAACGAGCATTAATCTGGCTAACCCTTGGATCATTCATTTCTTTGATGATTTTTTTCAACCTGGTTAGAACGCCGTTAGCATATGGCTTATTGCGTCCACCCAATTCCCACCATAACGGAAGCAGATCTGAGAGATGACGTTGCTCTGTTGGCTTTTCAAGCCATTCCTTATCGTGCATGTGGCTGAGAACATAACGCTCAAAGGCCACTGCATCTGCCTTTTTCTTAAAAATCCGCTGAATCCGACGTCCACTTCGGCCACGCGGTCTAACATCCACTTTATACCGTCCACCATCGAGCGCTTTAATTGCCATTGGCAAGCCCTCCGGTGAAACGAGGAAAGACATTTCCAGTTTGTAAAACGTAAGAATAATAAAGGGTTAACCAATTTTCCTTTCGGATGGGGGTAAGTCCGTTGGCTCTTGCCCATAGTGTGCGAGAGCCGGAGCTATCTGCCCGGATTCAGGCGCAATTTTTCCAGTCATAAACCACAACGCATATTTCTCAAATCTGGGGTTGTTTAGTATTTGCTCAATTACTTCAGCATTAGGGATAGTTTTACCGCTTTCATATCTCCACAGAGCATCACGGTTTAAACCAAGCATTTTTGCTGTATCCGGGAGGCTAGTAAGTCTCTCGCTTTCACGCATGATTTTTATGCGCTCTCCAATAGTCATACGCATGTTGCAATTCTCCAACGTCTGTATTAATGTTTATACAAATGAGTTTGATTTGGGGCATCCGTCGCAAGAAATACCCCAAACAGGGAGATTATCACATGAATGAAGAACTATTGAGGGCATTGTTTAAGATCCCAGACCCCATCACCGTCGATGAATTTGCCCGCCGCACGGGCAAGACCGAATCAGCCGTAAGAAAGTTGGTGGAACGTCGGCTCATCCCTCTGGCTACTGAGCGTGAAGTTTTAGGCGAGGAAGGAAGTTCACGCCGCCTCCTCATCTTATGGAACGAGTGGCTCGAAATGGTCTATGACGCAACGAAACAGCTTCCTCCTGAGCGTAAAGATTGGCGCAACCACTGGCTTAATAAAGCTAAGAAGCTGGCGGAAGATTTGGGATTAGGCTTTCTTAATTTTGCTGCATGAGATGCAGGGAGTTTTGATATGAAACAGCAACGTAATTCACGCTTTCGTAATGGTGCTGAACGCCACGCTAACCGTTTCGCTACCAGCGCATCACGCAGCAACATCCGCTACAGCCTGAGTGATACACACGCAACGCCGGATGGCTACCCAGTAAAACAAATCGGCGAGCATGCCTGGCTGATTGAGAAAGCTGGAATCGTGGTCCGCAAATGTCCACGCAATCCGTTTACCGGAAACCGCATTTTTGCATTGAGCTGCGGCGACAATCAGTTCGGGCAGGATTTCACATTATACGAAGCACTACGCACGGTTGATCGTCTGCTTCGCGGGCAAAGTTTTATTAAACAGGCTGATTTATAACAGGTGCTTTATGACCAAAGAGCATGCACAAGGTGTATTTATCCGTTTTATTGATTTTCGCGGTGAACTGTTATTACGCGCATCAGCCATTGACGGAGTTGTTCCATCCGAAAAAAACGCAGCTACTTACGTTTATCTGAACGGTACGCGCTTGACTGTGGAGCTTCCGTACCAGACCGTGCGAGAAATCATTAGCGAAGCTGAAAAGGCACGTCAGGTTAATGGCGATGAACCATATATCGAAATTATTTGTATGGATTCAGAAGCTGAAATTCAGAAAGCAGATTAAAGGGCGTTGCGATGGGCAAAGAATATAAAACTCTCATTAACAAAGCACTTGAGCGTTTTTATTTTCGCTTAAGTGCATCAGGCGCTCATGCTGAACGTGCAGCCCGTGACTCATTGACCAGGGCAATCCGGAGTCTGTATGACGTGGCTTTTTACGCTGATGATCTGGATGCACTTAACGAACTTTCCGAGCTGATCTGTGCCGCAGAATGCGGGGAACATATTGAACCGTATAAGCTGGGGAATATCGCATGAGTATATTTATCTCATGGCTTGTTCTGATTATTTCGGTGGCCTGCGCTATTGGAATTATGCGAATTATTCATTCAGTAAAAAAGATTGAACGTTTTTCACTGGTGAATAACGATACAAATAAAACATCAAATTAAATAAGAAAACGAGAAAACCATCCGTATTAACGGAGGTATTCGCACACGCAAATAACGGAGATACAAAAATGCACGCAAAAGAAGAAGGTATCATCAGAGCACTGAAAGAAATTTCAAAGACAGAAAACGTAGTAGCGAAAAAAGCCATAGCAAATAATCATATGGACGTCGCAACCCACACACTGATAGTCGCAAGAGTCACGGCAGAAGCAGCCGAAATTATCGCAAAACAGGATGCTGAACTGGCGGTTCTCAGAACACAACCCGTCACCGGACTGGATTTGTCTAACACCGGACGCCTTATTTACACAATTGGCTCGGAGCTACAGCGATACACCATTATCGCCGGGTTACAGGATAAATACCTGATCACTCCTCACCCCATAAGGGAATCAGAAATTCTGACAAATCTCCGCCTGATAGAGCGCTCTCAAGTCGCATTCATTGATGACGCACAGTGCACCGTATTTAACGCATAGGGTTACTGGACAAAGGGGGCGCAATGGCAATTAAGCATTTTCCCGTCGTTCGCTTTACCTCCAGAGGGCGCGAATACGAGGTCGACGAACGCCTGATTACCACTATCGACAAACATCGTTCGGAAAAGGATGCACACCACATCTACCTCACTGACGGCACTTACTTCTGCGCCACTAATGTGGCGCGGGTAAACCTTATCCGACAGGTACAGGAGCAGCGTAAATGAGCAGAAGGCGAATCACACGCAGGCATCGCCGCACACACATGAATTCCTTACCGACGCTGAAAGAACTCATTCAACACGAGATCGCTGATTTCTGCGCACCGCTGGGGTCGCCTGGTGAACCGGAAACACCAGAAGCGATGCAGCGCGAACTCATGATGCGCATCGATAACGTTTTTGACTTTTTCCTGAATAACAAAAGAGAGCAATCAACATGAACAAAAAGACCTGGTTTCGCGCATACATGTGGGCGCTGGTATGCGTCCTCGTCTCTTTCATTCTGTATGCAGGACTACTCCCCCGAATGATTTCATCAGACAGCTCCTTCCTGGTATTGCTGGGCATTTTCATTGCCATGCTGTACCCGGCAGGCGTTGTTCGCCTTTTCAGTAAGTACATCAAGGAAATCAAGCAATGAAGAAATTCAAACTCTTTCAGATTCTCCCGCTTTTTGCCGCCATCCTGCTGGTTGGTTGCGATCGCGTTGAGCCAGGTAATGTGGGAATCAAAGTCAACAAACTGGGCGACGACAAAGGCGTCGGCGAAGTAGTTGGCGTTGGCCGCTACTGGACAGGCTGGAATACAGAGGTTTACATCTTCCCGACTTTCAAACAAATGAAGACTTACGATGAGCCGTTCAACTTCCAGATGAGTGACGGCACAACCATCGGCTATCACATCGGCGTGGCCTACAAAGTTGATCCATCCAAAGTTACCACGGTGTTTCAGACCTACCGCAAAGGCGTGGACGACATTACCGACACTGACCTGCGCCAGAAGATCGCCGACGCACTCAACCGACTGGCCAGCAAAATGACCACCGATAAATTCATCGACGGTGGCAAGTCTGAACTGCTGGATTCAGCACTTAAAGATATTCAGGCAGAAATGACACCCATCGGCATTCAGGTAATGAGCCTCTCTTATGTCGGTAAACCGGAATATCCGCCAACCGTTATCGACAGCATTAACGCCAAAGTCACGGCAAACCAGAAAACCCTGCAACGCGAACAGGAAGTAAAACAGCGCGAAGCAGAAGCCAACATGTTGCGCGCAGAAGCTGCCGGACAGGCTGATGCCATTCGCACAAAAGCCCAGGCTGAAGCCGACGCCATTCGTTTACGCGGCGAAGCTCTGCGCCAGAATCCCGGCGTTATGGAGCTGGAAGCGATCAACAAATGGAACGGCACGCTGCCGCAATACATGACCAGTAACACCGCTGTTCCGTTCGTTCCCGTGAAGTAATGACACCCGGCCAGTGCAAACCGCTGGCCGGAGCAGTATCAGGATTTTTTAGTATGCCGTTCTCACAAAAAAACCGCTTGCCATGCCGCAATCAGTCAGGTTACATTTTCGCTGCACCTCATAAAACGGGTGCCGGGTTTCGCAGCCTGCTGACTACAAGAGCGCACAACCGCGCCAGCGGTTTTTTTGTGCGTACTGTATTGCCACGTTTTTTTCGCGTCAGAATTATGGCGGGGCGTACGGGGCCGACTTCGGTCGGGCCGGGATCTCTTGTAGCCGGTACTGCGAACCTCGTACGTCTCGCCACCCACAGTTTCGCAGCTCTGGATGGTGAGCTTTCACAACTTACTACAAGAGGCCACATATCATGGCAAACCGCAAACAGCACCGCGCTATCGCGGAGCGTCGTCACATCCAGACTGAAATCAACCGCAGACTTTCCCGCGCATTCCGCGTCGCTAAAATCATGCACATCAATATGCTGCATGAGCGTAGCTGCGAACTTTCAAACCTCTACTCATCCGCTGTTTTCAGTTATCTGGCGGATGATCTGCGCGAGCTTCAGCAGCTCATCCAGCAGCAAAACAAACTCCATTAATTCCTGTTCCGGGCCTTTCCTGCACCTTGCGGCGGGAGGCCTTCGCACATCTGTAACCAGAGGATTGCCGCAATGATTCTCGCCAACGACTTTCTTGAATACCTGCTCAACACAGAGCGTGATCTTGCCGTTCGCGTGCGTGAACGTTATGACATGTACCTGAAATCCCTGCCTGTACCGCAGCTCGCTGACGGAAAGATTGTTATTGATGGTCGCTACATGATTGACAGCCACGAGGGAAATTACAGGCTTTACCGCATTGAAGGTGGCACCCCGTCCGTTATTGGCATTTACCAGCGCCCATCCTCTGCAATCGTCGATGTGATTGCCGACAGCATCCGCATCACACATCGCCATGCCGACACAGAAGACACCGTGCTGGAAATTCAGCGGCTGGCTACAGTCTGCCGCGACACCCTGAATGGCATGACGAAGTAAATCACTATGACGGCAGAGTACATCAGGGACTGGCAACAACCGCGCCACGCAGTAGGACGTGAAGGAACGGGGATCCCCGCACCTGAATCCGCACTTTCCTCCTGGCTGGATGCCTACCGGGCAGAGAACGAGCGCCGCCAGGAAATGGCTGACGCGGCGTTCTCCGCCACACCGCTGGGCAACCTGATTAATAAAAGCCTGGACGCACAGGAAAAGCAGGACAAAACCATCACACTGGCCAGAGAAGCCAGAAAACAGGCACGCGGTGCGGTGGATGAAGCCATGGCCTCGCTGCGCCTGCTGCCGTCCTATCTGCGCGATCCGCTTATTCGCCACCTCTCCTTCCTGCGCAAAAAACAGGAAGCCGATCGCCGGAAAGGCAAAAAGAGCTGGCAGGCGGAACGCTATGCACGCGGAACCCTGCGCAAAATATTGGAACGTCTGGCCCGCACTGACGGACGCTGGCTGACTCCGGGTTATCGCTCCCTTGCCGGACGTGAACGTCTGGACGATTTACTTTACCTGCCGCAGCTCAACAAACACCAGATACAGACACTGGCCGTCATGACGGCGGCAATGTTCAGCAGCACCTTCGAAAAACTCTGCGATGGCTTTGGCGCGACCGATGGCGAGCTGACCATGGATATAACGCTGAAGGCGTATCAGCTGCTGGCTCGCATGGCGTTACATCTGCACACAGTGCCTCCGCATTATGACGCACTGACAACAGACAAAGACCGGAGGAACGAACCGGACACAGAACTGCTGCCGGGTGCAATCCTTCGCCTGACCTGTGCGGACTGGTGGAAACGCAAATTGTGGCTTTTACGTTGCGAATGGAGAGAGGAACAACTCCGCGCTGCCTGTCTGGTTTCCAGAAAAACATCCCCCTATCTGAGTCAGGATGCATTAAGTGAATTTCGCGCACAGCGCGAGAAAACACGCGATTTCCTGAAAAGTTTCATGCTGGAAAATGAAGACGGGTTCACGATTGATCTCGAGACGGTGTATTACGCAGGTGTCAGTAACCCGGTCCACCGTAAAGCAGAAATGATGGCCACCATGAAGGGACTGGAACTTCTGGCCGAAGCCCGTGGCGACAAAGCGGTGTTTCTGACTGTCACCTGCCCGTCAAAATACCACGCCACAACAGAGAACGGTCATCCGAATCCCAAATGGAACGGGGCCACCATGCGCGACTCCAGCGATTACCTGGTTAACACGTTTTTTGCGGCGGTCCGCAAAAAACTGAACCGCGACGGCCTGCGCTGGTATGGCATCCGCACGGTGGAGCCTCACCATGACGGCACCGTGCACTGGCATATGATGGTCTTTGCTCATCCGGAAGAAATCGACAGCATCGTGGCCATCACCCGCGATATTGCCATTCAGGAAGACCGCCACGAGCTGGGCAATGATATTACTCCGCGCTTTAAGGTGGAGTACGTCGACGGCTCCAAAGGCACGCCAACCAGCTACATCGCCACCTACATCGGAAAAAACCTGGACAGCCGCGCCGTGGATGGAATCGACCCGAAAACGGGCAAACCACGCGTTGACCACGAAACCGGAAAATCAATGGCCGAGAGCGTGGAGCGCGCCATCGGCTGGGCGCGCCTTCATCGGGTCCGCCAGTTCCAGTTCTTTGGCATCCCCTCCCGTCAGGTGTGGCGTGAACTGCGCCGCCTTGCCAGCCAGATGGCACGCAACCCGGAAGGCCCGCAACGGCTGAAGGATGACGCAATGGATGCGGTACTCGCTGCCGCTGATGCCGGATGTTTTGCCACCTACATTGAAAAACAGGGTGGCGTACTTGTTCCGCGCAAGGACTACCTGATTCGCACAGCCTACGACCTCGCAGATGAGCTGAACGATTACGGCGAACAGAGTGTACAGATTTACGGGATCTGGTCGCCATTCATCGGGGAATCCTCCCGTGTGTGCACGCATCCGGATAACTGGAAGCTGGTAAGACGTAAACCGGAAGCGGAAGACAGCGCCCGCGAAAATGGTTTTGACCTTCAGGGCGGCCCTGCCGCCCCTTGGACTCGTGGCAATAACTGTCCCCGTGTACAGGAAACGGACAACAACGGGACAGAACAGCCGGAAGAACGGCCAGCACCGTGGCCGCAGCTCCCTGACGGCGTTGAAGTGAACGAATGGATGCGCTCACTGAAACGGCACGAACGCCGGGCGCTGATGCGTTCGCTTCGTGACAAACAGGCAAAAAACAGCAGTGATGAAATGCAGAGCTGGACACAGAGCCGCAAACAGCAGCGGCCTTTGCCTGATAACCACGAATTACTCGCTAAAGAATGGCGGGAGTCTGCTGAATCTCTCGGCCTGCATATCGGTGAACAGCAGATGCAGCACCTGTTACGGGGCGGCAGTCTGTACGTTGACGGCAGCATCATTGCACCGCAGGGATTTGAAATTGTACGCAAACCGGATACCCGCCCGGACAGCCGAATCACGCAGCTCTGGCAACGCCTGAGCCGTAATCACGGCGTAAGCAGCACGGAGATCCGCCATAACCCGGTCGCCAGCTATCTGGAACAGCTTGGGGTATCAGACCCTGAAGCCGCCGCACGCCTGGCATCCACACTTCAGCAAGACCAGAACACCATGAAAACACCCGTTACCGTGCTTTCTGACATGCTGCGCGCCATCCGCGACGCAGAGCACGCACAGAGAATCAGTGAAACCACTGAACGCGCCCGCCGCAAAGCAGACCTGCTGCGGGGTGGCCTGACCAGTGGAAACAAAAAACAGACAAAAACGGGATTCACAAATCCCGTAAATGAGCAAAAAACGCGCCGCGATATATGAAGCGCGCATAAAACAGGCAAAAACGGGATTTCAGAATCCCGTAAACGATTAATTAATCAACATAAGGAAAAACGACATGAAAATTTGTATCGACGACGGCTCCACCAACATCAAGCTGGCATGGACTGAGAACGGCGAACGCCGCAACGCCATCAGCCCGAACAGCTTCAAGTCGGAATGGTCTGCGCCGTTCTGTGGCACGCAGCCCGCGAACTATATGCTTGATGGCGTGCGCTATGGTTTTGATCCGGTCAGCGATCGCTTTGTCCAGACGACCGACACGCAATACCAGTACAGCGATGTGAATGTCATTGCCATTCATCACGCGCTGGTCAAATCAGGCATCACGCCACAGGAGGTGGATGTGGTTGTCACCCTGCCACTGAGCGAGTATTTCGACACAAACGCACAGCCGGACATGACCAACATCAACCGCAAAAAAGCGAACGTTATGCGCCCGGTGGAGTACCAGAACGGCGAAGCATTCACTATCCGTAACGTACGGGTTATGCCTGAATCCATTCCGGCTGGCTTTAAGGCACTGGCTGACATGAGTCCGTTTGAATCCCTGCTGATTGTGGATTTGGGCGGAACCACGCTGGATGTGGCAAAGGTTCAGGGGCAACTGGCAGGTATCAGCCAGATGTTTTGCGATCCACACGTAGGCGTTTCTCTGATGGCCGATGCCGTACTGTCGGTGATGGCCACTAACGGTATGCGCACCAGTCACCACATCGCCAATACCATTATCGAACATCGCCATGATGAAGCCTGGCTGCGCCAGCACATCCACAATGACGCGCATTACGCCAGCCTGATGGCGGTTATTCGTGAAAAGGAAGAAACACTGAAACAACGCGTGATCCGCGCGCTGGCGGGTTTTTCGGGTTACGGGCGGGTGATGGTTGTCGGTGGCGGGGCGGAGATTGTGGCACCCGCTATCCGCGAAGCCTGCGGAGTTAATGCGACTTTCATCGCGGACGGGGTGCCACAGTTTGCTCTGGTTAATGGGCTGTACGCAATGGACAAGGAGTAAACCAATGACGACACCAACCAGACGGATAAGTTTCTATCTGAAGCCAGTCGCCGTCAATAGTGAACGGGAGGCGTGTAATTACCTCGACAGCCTGCCAGCCTCTGAACGCAGCCGCGCGCAACGCGCGGCCTTTCTGGCCGGGCTGGCACTCATAAAACGCGATCCTGCATTTGCCTATTGGTTGGCCGAATGGCCGGAAGAAGGAGCTGCGCCAGCCAAGAATAATATTCAGAGTAAATATGCCAGCGCACCTGCCACCGGAAGCAATCACAGCACTAGCGAGATAAGAAAGAACATTCAGTCATTTTTCCCAGAGTGAAAACAGGAGAGGAGCATCTATGGCAACTATCCCCAAAAAATGGTTACAACGCAAAATTGCAGACCTTGAATCGTGTCGTGAAGACATCCCGTTTGGCCTTGATGAAAACGATCACAATATGTTAATCGCACTGAAAATCGCACTCACATCGCTGGAAGCGAAACCTGTTGCATGGACTGATGATGAGGAACTGCGTGATGTCAAGCAGTATGGTTTCGGTGAGATATTTCAGTGTCCGCCAGATAAATACGCGGACCCGCGACGTGTTATCCCTATGTATCGAGAGCCGCCAGCGCCAGCAGTACCAGATGGACTGGTTAGAGCGGTGCGTTTCTATGAACAGGTAAAGCGTGAGAATCCGCCAGTCGAAACTGGAGTATGGAAAGACGCTATTGACTGGGTGACCAAAGAGGCTTGCCAAGCTGTAGACATTGGCATCAAAGGAGAGTGATATGGCAACTTTGACAAAAAAAGAACAAGCATGGTTGAGCGAATTACAGGACGTTCTTGATCGCTGTCCATCACCGAAAAAAATTGGTTTTTACACCATTGGCGATAAAAACATTTACCTGTATGACCTACGCCGCATGGATGAAATCATGGAGGCTCTTGATAATCGTTCGTCAATGGATTGGTGTGTTGCTGTCCATGATATGAATGCAGGGTTTGATGAAAAGATTTTGTTCCCCTCATCAGTTGAAAGCACAGCAGGATAAGGACCCAGCCAATATACACAACCTATAAAACACTAAAGCGCCTCAGGGGCGCTTTTTGTTTGCACAAAAGTGCACAAATTTGCACAATTTTTTTGAACGACTTTTTACCCTTCCGGCCCGCATGGCGGCTGGATCCGTCAAGGATCCGTGCGTGCACAAAAAAACGCGCTTTTTCTGCGCGCAGGTGACGGGGGAACAGCCCGCGTTTCAGGGGGTAAACAGCATTCCCTGAACGATGTCGCAGCGACACAACGGAATGGCTGTCTTTCTCTCGCTGAGCGTGAAAAATACGTGAGGGCTTTTGATTTGATGGGGTGACTGATAAGGCCGTCAAAATCGCACTGAGGCGACGAGAACATGCAGTCAGCACGGCGGGATTGCGTAAGAGCCTGACCGTCGATGATGACAATAAGCTGGAAGGCGTCGTGAAATTATCTGATTGATACAGGAGCTGGAGAGTCGGGGCATAAATTTTTTATGCCCCGGCGAAGCAGCAGACAAGCGAAGCGCGTCAGCGATACGGCACCTTGCCGACCATACTTCATAAGTGCAAAATACGAGCAAAGAAATCAATGGAGGCTGTCTTATGGTCATTAATTACAAGCAGTTAAGAGAAAAACGGGAGCAGGTAAAGGAGAGCTTTCGCCGCAATGAAGATCTGACCCCGCTTGTACGCCTTGCCCAGGGCATTGTTGATGCTTATGAAATCTCGCTGGAGCTGCCATCACAGACCTGGACAGATAGCGACGGTAATCGCCAGCATTACGTTTCATGTGGACTGGAAGCAGCCGAAGGATTTCGCAGAATGCCTTTATCCCAGATCCCTGCCGCTACCCCCAAAGCACGAGGCAGCAATGATGAGCGAAAACTGACTTTTAGTATTGAAACGGTGGTTGACGACACACCTGGCGAAGTCGCGTTCGTACACACTCCTGTTTCGATCGCAATGTATAACGATGAAATACAGGTTCGCGTTAATAATAATATCGTGCCACTTAAAGAAGGTAATTCACCCTACACCACCGTTTGTGAAGCCATTCAATATTACGTTCTCTCTGAAATTGATAATCTCAAGCCTGACGGCACCCAGAAAATGGTTCAACTCTGGTAAAAAGGACAGCCCCATCACGGGGCTGTTTTTTCATCAAGAAGAGCATAAGAGTTAAAACGGATCACCTCTTCGCCAAGCCAGTCATTGATGTGCTTCATAGCCTCCATGACGGGCATCAGCTCGTTAATTGCGTAAACCCGCGCGGCCTTCTCCACATCACCAAACGCACTTTTTTCGCCCGGCATCGCCCCCATCAGTTGCGGCGGAACGCGGTGCGCAGCCAGCACATCATCACGGGATGCCGCCTTAACATTCATGAACTCATCTTTTGCGGTGATCTGCTGGAACGGCAAAATTTGCACCCCCTCTTTGCCCCCGTTGGGCGCATGAATGAGCACGTTTTTAAACGCACCACCACCACGTGCCCCCTGTAGCGTTTCTTTCAGGGAGTCCATGCTTTCGCGGTTTACCTGCGCTGCACCGATGTAGATGATGCACCCGGCGTGGGATCCGTTGTCGTAGTACAGTTTTCTGAACATGTCCGCCGAATGAGACAGGCTGGCCGAGAGTAATGCGCCAAGATATTCCGGCATGCCGTAGATTTCCTGGTTAATGTCCGGATTCATCAGGTGGCACACTTTGCCAGGGCGAAACTGGAACGCGTCCTTGCCATCATGCACATACCACCATGATTCAAGATCGCTTCCGCGTCGCATGTATTTCGCCAGGGCGTGCCGTAATTTAAGTGGTTCGCCGAGCATATTGCTTCGAAGCTCAAGGAATGCGTTACCGAACACAAACCAGTCCAGCGCCAGCGCCGAGAAATCCTGCCGGGAAAGCAGCGGGTGCGGGATGTAGCAACCGAGTAATACATTGCGCTTAAAGTAAAGCGCAGACTGATGCCAGGACGTTTGCCGGGCAGCTCTTGCCAGACCGTACCAGTCCACCGGGGTTTCATACCACCGCCCGTTATCAGCACAGTACATATTGTCCAGCAGGTCATGCCCGGTCAGGCGATAAGGACCATCAAATGTGAATGCACTGAGCGATGATTCTTTCCTGAGCGCATCAGCGAGATCAATGCGTGAACTCATGCGCACTTTTTTATTTTTTCTGCTCATCAGAACTCCATAACCGTGAAACGCTCGTTTTCTCCTTCGCCGCCAATCGGTTCGTTAATGACAGCAAGCATGGTTGCCCACGCAAGGTCGCCGTGGCTGATCCCCCTCGCGCGGTCCGTTTCGTAAGTGATAAAGCCGCCCGGTGTTTTCACCTTACGCACGGCGTTAAAGGCCGCGACCAGCTCGCGTTCGGCGCGATCGTATTCCCACCGCCCGGCACGCATTATTTGCAGCATTTTCAGTACCAGCGACCGTTTTGATGACAGCGTGAAGGTGTACGGAATAGCAGCAGGGAAAAACCGTTTCACTATCTGATAAACAGCCTCCCCGTTCCCGCCCGTCACATCAATGCCGATGTGTTCCACGTTGTAGCGATACGTGAACTCTTCAATGACTCTGGCCTGTTCTTCAAACTCCAGCCCCTGAACGCGTCGCGTCTCCACCGTTCGAAAACGGCCACCAGGAACAGCCGGAGGAACCACCACGGACACAGCGCCGCTGTCGCCGTTGCCGCTGCTGCCGTTTGCGTCATACCCAATCCATACCGGACGATTCCCCATCGGGCGGGGAGCAAAAGGTTTCCAGTCTTTCCAGTCGTCGTACCCGTCAACGCCGCAGCCAATCAGGATATTCAGGTTAAATGCCGATTCCCCTTCGCGGACAAACTCACACATATAGAGATTGAGAAACTCGTCTTCGGTGTTTTCATCACGAATTTCGTCGATATCGGTGTGTTTCCAGCCGTGATTAACCACATCTTCCAGCGTGACAATTTGCCGCCACGTCCGGTCAGGACAGATAAGCCCGTTATGCAGCGTTTTCCAGTCCACAGAAAAACGCTGGCGTTTATGCGTGGCCTTTTTCTCATTCCAGCGGTCGCCGTTCCAGTAGGCGTATGCCTCGTGCGTTTCGGTGGATGGCGTGGAGAAGTAGGTGCGCCGCAGTCCGCTGAGGGTTGCCATCGCGCCAGCCACCTTGCGCAGTTCAGCAAAGCGACTGACCCAGAAAAATTCATCAAAATAAAAATTGCCCGTATAGGACTGTGCCGACGCAGCAGAAGTGCCGAGAAAATGCAGCTCTGCGCCGTTTGAGAGGATGATTTTATCGCCCCCTTTCAGCTCCACATCAACTTCAGCCGCGGCCTTCTGAATAATGCTTTTAAACTGGAACGCCTGACGACGCGACGCAGACAAAAAAATCTGGTTACGCTGGTAAGGTTGCGCCACATCGTCACGCAGCGCCATCAGCAGTGCTTCCTGTGCAAAATACCAGGTCGCCCCAATCTGTCGGGATTTCAGGATCATCCTGTTACGTATCCCGGCTTCCCTGCAAAGGGTAAGGGAGTCAAACCAGCCACGCTGATGCCACTCCAGCCTGCTGATGATTTTTTCCCGCAGTGCGGCAATCTGTTCCGGCGTGAAATGATTTTTGAGTTTTTTCGCCCGGCCTTTCTTTCCTGCGGCCATCACATCCGGCTGGCCATCATGCAGCTTTTTAAGCTGCCGGGTCAGCAGGTCTATTTCCTTAAAGTCACCGCCTGTTTTATTCTGTTTTTCAGTAAGCTGGATGAGGCGCGCATCGATGGACTGCGTGACACGCTGCACGGGTGGCGTTTCATCCCACTGGTCACGTTTTTTCCACGCATAAATCGTGTTCGGGTTTATTCCCATCAGACGTGATATTTCTGCGGGCGGATAACCCTGCCAGTAAAGTTGCCGCGCACGCTGGCGCACAAAAGCGTCCTGAATCATTGCTCCCCCTGAGTAATTACAGGAAGATTACCCGCGCGCGAAACTGTTCTCCTTAACCCCCTGTTCTGGCCGTTTTCTTACAACAAAAGCCCTTTGTATCAGCCTGTTACGCTTTGCCATCATGACTGAAGAACCAGTCAGAGGGGCAAAAACTATGGCTAATGAAAAAAAGACATCCCGCAAAAAGTTTCGCGTGGCTGTCTCCGGATCAACTGTTGATGGCCGTGAAATCAGTCCGGTGCATCTGCGTGAAGCCGCCGAGAACTTCAACCCGGATGTTTACGCTGCCCGCGTGAACGTTGAGCACTATCTCTCGCCATGCCCGTCAAGCGAATTTTCCGCAATGGGCGATGTCACCGCACTGAGTACGGAAGACATTACGGAAGGTCCGCTGGCCGGACGTACTGCGCTGTATGCAGAAATCGAACCGACCGAGCGCATGAAGCAGCTTGTCGCGGACGGCAAGAAAATCTATTCCAGTATCGAACTGCACCCGCAGTTCTCCGTTAACGGGCGCGCCTATCTGGTCGGGCTGGCGATGACCGACACCCCGGCAAGCCTGGGCACTGAGCGCCTGAAATTCACGGCACAGCAACGTCAGGCGGTAATGACGTTCAACAGTGTCCAGGGTGAAGCGCCGCTTATCTCCGAAGCCATCGAGTCTGAAATCATCGAAATGGCAGAACAACGCCAGGAAGAAGGCACCCAGTGGTTTAACCGCGTAATGGGGATTATTGGCCGTGGCCGCAAAGCGGATGACGCCAGTTTTTCCCGTATTCAGGAAGCGGTGGAAGGCGTCGCAACGTCACAGGCCGACATTATCGACCGTTTTAATGTGCTGGAAACCCGCCATCAGCAGGACCGCCAGAAAATTACGTCACTGACCACAGAGCTGGCAGCACTGAAGGAAAAACTGCGCACGCAGGACGGCGATCCGCAGAACCGGTTCACCGCAACGGGCGCAGCCTCCGACCAGCTGGCTGACTTCTGATAAGACAAAGGAGCAAATTTTTTATGAATCTGGTGATGTCAGATATTACCCGCAACAAGCTGGGTTGCTATATGGCGCAGCAGGCGTCGCTTAATAATATCCCGGTTTCTGCGCTGGTATCGCGATTTACCGTTGAACCCTCGGTGCAGCAGCGTTTTGAAAACGCCTCAAAGGAAAGCACCGAATTTACAAAAAGAATTAACGTGATCGGCGTGACCGACCAGAAAGGCGAAAAAATCCTCCCGGATACCACAGGACCGATTGCGCGCACGAATACCAGTTATGACGGCACAAAACGCCGTAACCCGAATAACGTGGTTGATCTGAAAAACCGCAAATACCAGTGCGAACAGGTGAACTACGACACGTTTATTTCATATCCGCAGCTTGATGCCTGGGCGGCACATCCTGATTTTCAGTCCCGCATCAGCGCACAGATTGCCCGGCAGGTGGCGCTTGACCGCATCATGATCGGTTTCAACGGCACGTCTCACGCGGATGAATCCAACTTCAGCACCAACAAGCTGCTTCAGGACGTTAACGTGGGATGGCTGGAGCACATCAGAACCGACGCCAGCGAGCGCGTTATGAATGACGTGACGCTGACCTCCCGCAACATGGACAACACCGTGGCGCACGCGGGTAAGTATGCGAACGCTGATGCACTGGTACAGGACGCGCGTTCATCCCTGCTGGATGAATGGCACAAGGAAGCTGACGACCTCGTGGTGATTATGGGGCGCAACCTGTTTAACTCGCTGCGTCTGCCCGTGCTGAACAGCATCAGCGGCCAGAATCCCAATGCGGAATTACTTGCCGGGCAGCTCATCCTGTCATCGCGCACCATTGGCGGGCTGGGCGTGTTCCTTGCGCCGTTCTTCCCGGATGCAACGATGCTGATCACCTCGTTCAACAACCTGTCGATTTACTGGCAAAAAGGTTCAATGCGTCGTCTGATGAAAGACGAACCGGAATACAACCGCATCGCCACCTATCAGTCCATCAATGACGCTTATGTCGTTGAAGACTATGGCAAGTGCGCGATGGTCACTGGCCTGAAGTTCGCCGACAGCTAATCAACTCACGGCGGGCATCATGCCCGCCTGTAACGGAGAGAAAAAATGATTACTCCTGCACAGCAACACTGGCAGAACGTGATGGCACAGCGCGCAGGCCGGGCGAATGAAGGCGTGGACCACGCCGCGCGTACCGCGCATGAAGAGGTGCTGTATCGTCTGCGTCTGGCACAGGCCCGGCTTAAGGGCGTACAGGCCAGAAGCGCGAAAGCCGCCATCAAAAAAGAGTTGTTGCCGGACTTTTCCGGCTGGATTGAGGGAACGCTGGAGGCTGACGGTGGGCAGCAGGATGAAGTGATTGCCACGCTGATGGTGTGGGCGATTGACTGCGGCGATCTTCCGCTGGCGTTGCGTATTGGTGCGTATGTGGTCCGTCATAACCTCATTATGCCGGATAACTTTGGCCGTACTGCTGCCACAGTGCTGACCGAAGAAATCTGCAACCCGGTACTGACGCAGGCCGGGGCGGATGTCGACGCGGATTTGTCCGCCTTTATCGAACCACTGGACACCCTCCGGAAGATTGTCACCGACCAGGACATGCCGGACGAAGTACGCGCCAAATTATGCAAGGCGTGCGCCTTTGCCCGTCGTGGTCTGACCGATGCAGACAACATGGCCTTATCACTGAAGCTGCTGCGCGAAGCGATGCACCTGAACCCGAACGCAGGTGTGAAACGCGAGATTGCAACCCTTTCCCGCGCCCTGAAAAAAGCCGATTCCGCAGCCGAACCAGAAGACGCCAGCGCACAGCAGGCGCAGGACGAAAGCAGCAAAAGTAAAAAGACAACGCGGAAGCCTGCAACACGAAAAACCACCGCGACGCAGAAGGCGAAGCGCGGTTAACGACTGACCCCGTCAGCGGGCGGCGTGCGCGGTGTTCCGGTTTGACTCCGTGACCGTTTACACCGCGCACCCACCGCCCGATTTTTTTCAGGAGTGAACCCCATGAGTATGGTTGCCAGAAACAACCCCGGACCCGCAGAGGACGACATCACCGATACCGATGATGGTGATACCCGTATTTCAGCGGGCGCATTCTGGCCGGATATTGTGCTGCGTGAGCTGCGTCTGGCGATACGACTGCCGGGCCGTGTGACCACCTCCCGCCTGCTGCATACCGCCACCGGGGCCGTGGCACACGTTACCCGCGAGCTGGAAGCGTGGCAGCAGGAACAGCAGGCGGCTGGCCATCAGACGCTGGCCGATGTTCCGGCACCCGTAATTAACGGAGAAAGCGTCAATCTCTGGCACTGGCGCAATGCTGTTTATACCGCCACACGCGCCCTGATTCTGGAGCGTTACCGCGATGCGGACACAACGGACAAGGGCGACCGCCGGGCGGACGCACTGGATATACAGACATCGGATTTGTGGCGTGATGTGAGCTGGGCCATCTCTGACATTCTGTGCCGCCCACGAATCTTTGCGGAGTTGTGCTGATGAAAGTAAAGGCACTGGAAGACGACACCGTGGATTCGCTCTGTTTCCGGTACTACGGCACGACGCAGGGCGTCACCGAAAAGGTGCTGGATGCCAACCCCGGACTCTGTCAGCAGGTATTTCTGGACGCCGGGCAGGAAGTGGAGATGCCGGAGCCGGAGAAGAAGAAACGAGAAATGATTCAGTTGTGGGGGGAGTAGCAGTGAGCACCATTCAAACAGGGATCACAGAGCAGGTTATTGCGTGGCTCTTTGACCACCTGCCAACGGTGTATGCAGTAGGCGCAGCGGTCAGCATTTCCGCGCTGATGAGTCTTTATGACGGACGAACGCTGGTTCAGACCGTAACGGGGTCGCTGGCGTGCGGCGTTCTTGCCATGACCGTGGCCGGGTCGTTGCGCTTCTTCGGGGTACCTGAAGGTGCTGTGACGTTTATCGGCGCATCTATCGGTTTTATGGGCGCAGAAAAAGCACGTGACAAGATTATTGCGGCCTTTAATCGCAGGGTGAAGGAGAAGGACGAATGAGCAACACATTTAAATTCAGCAGCCGGAGCGAAAAGAATTTGCAGGGCGTAAATCCTGATCTGGTGAAAGTGACCCGACGGGCACTGGAAATCTCGGAAGTAGATTTTGGTATCACCGAAGGGTTGCGCAGCCGTTACCGCCAGAAGCAACTGGTGGCCACGGGTAAGAGCCAGACCATGAACAGCCGCCACCTTACGGGACATGCCGTGGATGTTGTGGCTTATATCGGCAGCCAGGTGTCATGGGAATGGCCGCTGTACGAAAAAATCGCAGCAGCATTCAGACAGGCCAGCCGGGAACTGAATATTCCGGTGGAATGGGGCGGCGACTGGAAGACCCTGAAAGACGGACCGCATTTTCAGTTACCACACGGAGCCTATCCGGCATGAAGCTCTGGCCCACGCTGGGCGTCGCTTTCCTTCTGATTGCCGCATGGGGAACATCCATGCGTCTGTCGTGGTCGCTGGGCCGGGAGAACGCCAGAAACGAAGCGCAGGCCAGCGCCCTGAAAAGTACCGTCGACACCCTGAATATCATCAGCACCGGGGTGCAGGATATGCAGCAGGTGCTGGCGCAACTCCGCGTGGAAAATCAACAGCGAAATCAGGACGGAGAGGTCAGACGTGAACAGCTACGCAACGATATTGCAAAAGATGAATGCGCCCACGCTTTGCCTGACGCTCGTTTTACTGACAGGCTGCGCAGGCACGCAGAACGCGCCACGGCCAGCGCCGTCAGTCCGGCTTATACCGCAGACGCTGACCATACCGGTAACGCCTCCCCCCTTCCCTGATACTCCCACATGGGGAAATTTCGGTATATGGGGCGACCGCCTTCTGGATGCACTGGAAACCTGTAACGCGGATAAACGGGCCATTGAATTACTGGAACAGCGCAGGCTGCAACGACTGAACAACGAGGATAACAACCATGCTGAAAACTGATTCCCTGCGTGAAGCCATGACCCGTTCATGCCGATGGTGTCAGGCCAACCCGGAAAAATTCACCATTTTCGTGGAGAGCGGCAACATTGAAACGACCGGAGAAACTCCCTCGTTTGTTTACCGCTATCAGATGGTGATGTTTGTCATGGATTACGCCGGGGAGCTGGACGACCTCACGCTGCCGCTGCTGGCGTGGTTATCCGAAAATCAGCCACAGTTGTTGCTCAACCCTGAGCGTAATCAGGACATCAAATTCTCCGCCGTTATCAATGACGATGACAGCGCCGATCTCCTGTTTATGCTCCCCCTGCGGGAACGCGTTCGCATCACGCGCAGCAGTCAGGGCACACCGCAGGCAGAACACCTGCCGGAGCCAAAACCCCGCCTGCCATCTTCCGAAGGCGACTGGTCGCATGTATTCCAGGATGTGACGTGGGGTGAAAGCGATGGATAAGGCATTCACCCGCGTGGATGAAACCTTTGAGGCTATCCGCGACAGCCTGAATCAGCAGGCCATCAATAACATCGCCAGAAAGCTGGCACAGGATTTACGTCGCGCCCAGCAGGCACGTATCCGGTCACAGAAAGCGCCGGACGGGACTGCATGGACACCACGCAGACGCCGCGTAACCCGGATACAGGAGCGCATTCGCTTTATCTGGAATAACGAAGCACGCACGCTGAAAAACTGGCATCACGACACGGGGAAATACGGGCGAACCATTACCGGGTGGGATGAGGATAAAAACAATATCCGCACGTTTTACCGGGATGACATCGACCGTTTTCTGGAAATACGCACCAGGCGCATCAACCAGGACAGCACAAAGCGCGTCCCCATGTTCGTAAAACTGCGCACCGCCCGCTACCTGAAAGCCCGTGCAGATGCTTCCGGTGTGACGGTGGGTTACAGCGGCGTGGCCGCACGTATTGCCCGCGTTCATCAGTTCGGTGAGCGCGATCAGGTTGCGCCGGGCATTTTCACCGATTACCCGGTACGTGAGCTGTTGGGTATCAGCCAGGCAGATGAGCGCCTGATTTATAACACGGTGCTGGGCCGGATTGCGGAGGCTGTACGGTGAGCGCTGAACTCATGCGACTGCTGAGCAACATCATCCGTACCGGGATCATCTCTGAAGTTGATGAGGAATCCTGGTGCGTGCGCGTTCGCAGCGGCGAACTGGAAACAGGCTGGCTGCGCTGGAACACCACGCGCGCGGGTGCCTTCAATGTGTGGTTGCCGCCATCACCCGGCGAACAGGTGGTAATTGCCTGCATCGGCGGCAACCCGGAAACCGCCATGATAATTGGCAGTCTGTGGAGTGATGCCATTCCGGCACCCGGCAAAAGCCTGAAAGAAATCGTGGTCAGCGCGCCGGATGGCGCGGTGTTCCGCTACGACGCGGACGCAGGCGCACTGAGCGCCAGCGGCATGAAAACGGCCACCCTGCAGGCATCCGTCAGTGTGACACTGGACACACCTGTCGTGGAATGCACAGACCTTCTGAGAACAGCGACGCTTGACGTCACAAAAGGAGGAAAGATGAGCGGCAATATCACGCACAGCGGCGGCAACTTCACCTCAAACGGCATTACCGTGCATACGCATAAACACGGTGGCGTGAAAGGCGGCAGCGATTCGACAGGAGGCCCGCAGTGACAACCCGCTACACAGGAATGAATCCGGACGGGACGGGAAACCTGAACGATATGGAGCACCTGAAACAGTCAGTCAGGGATATCCTGACCACCCCGCTGGCAAGCCGGGTTATGCGACGGGAATATGGCAGCCTTGTGCCTGATTTGATTGACGAACCCATGAATAACACCACGCGTCTGCAATGCATGAGTGCTGCCGTGATTGCGCTGACACGATGGGAACCCCGCATTGCCCTGGATGCCATCGACGTTGTCTGGAAAGCGGGAGGCCGCGCCGGGGTGACGCTGTCGGGCACTGTCATGCAGACCATGCAGAATGTTGAGTTAACCATCACGCTGAGGGAGTAAATCATGCCCGCCGTTGACCTTTCCCAGTTACCGGAACCCGCCATCATCGCGGAGCCTGACTTTGAGGCAATTCTGGCTGACACAAAGGCCATGATGATTGCGGCTTATCCCGCCGAACAGCGTGAAGCCGTCTCCGCCGCGCTGGAGCTGGAATCGGAACCCCTGAACGTTATCGCTCAAACCATGTCGTTTCGTGAAATGCTGTTACGCCAGCGGGTCAATGAGGGTGCACGCGCCTGCATGTTAAGCCACAGCGCCGGGACAGACCTGGACAACCTCGCGGGCAATATGAACACAAAGCGCCTGGTTATCACTCCGGCAACGGATACCACCGACGCGGTGATGGAGAGCGACACCTCGCTGAGACTGCGGGCGCAGCGGGCGTACGACGGCCTGAGTGTTGCTGGCCCGTCAGGTGCATACGAGTATTTTGCCCGCAGCGCCAGCGGTCTGGTGCGCGATGCGCGGGCTATCAGTCCGTCTCCGGCCTGTGTGACGGTTTCCATCCTGTCCACTGAAGGCGACGGCACAGCAACGGAGGCGTTGCTTAATACCGTTCGCGCCGTTCTGAATGCAGAGGATACCCGCCCGGTGGCCGACCGCCTGACCGTACAGAGCGCCAGAATCGTGACATGGCGGCTGAATGCAAAACTGTACTTTTACCCCGGCCCGGAATCCGAACCTATTCTGGCCGCGGCTGAATCGTCGTTCAGGAAGTGGCTGGCTGAACAGGGGCTTATCGGTCAGGACGTGGCGTTGTCCGCCATTGCTGCCGCACTGCATGTGCACGGTGTGCAACGCGTGGAGATAATCGAACCCACACAGAATATGGCCATCAGCGACATACAGGCGGCGCGCTGTGAGTCATTCACCATCAGCGAAGGTGGACGCAATGAGTAATTCGTTGTTACCACCATCAGCCAGCAATTTCATGCGTTGTGCCGAAGCCGTCGGAACACGCATTACAGACATTCCGGTAGACCTCAACACGCTGTGGTCGCCGGACACCTGCCCGGTGCATCTGCTGCCTTATCTCGCCTGGGCGTTTTCCGTTGACCGCTGGGATCGCAACTGGCCGGAAGAGACAAAGCGACAGGTGATTCGTGATGCATGGCTGATACACCGACACAAAGGGACCATCAGCGCACTGCGAAGAGCCGTGGAGCCTCTCGGCTACCTGATTGAAGTAAAGGAGTGGTGGCAACTCAACGAGGAGCCAGGAACATTTCGCATTGTTGTCGGAGTACTTGATCAGGGCATCACCGATGAAATGTATCAGGAACTTGAGCGCCTTATTGCGGATGCAAAACCAGTAAGTCGCCATCTGACGGGGCTGGCGATCAGCCTGAGTGTGAACGGAAAGATTTTCGTTGGTACGGGATGCTATCACGGCGATGCCCTGACGGTTTATCCCTACACCCCGGAGTCCATTATTGTCGAAGGGGATTATTTCCCTGCCCCGGCCATTCATTTAATTGATAATCTGAGAGTAAACGCATGACAGTGAAATACTACGCCATTCTGACTAATCAGGGCGCGGCACGACTGGCTAACGCGACGATGCTCGGCAGTAAGCTGAATCTGACGCAAATGGCCGTTGGTGATGCAAATGGTGTGTTACCAACACCAGACCCTGCACAAACAAAACTGATTAACCAGAAACGCATTGCACCGCTGAATCTTCTGAGTGTTGACCCTAACAATCAGAGCCAGATTATTGCGGAGCAAATCATCCCTGAAAACGAGGGAGGATTCTGGATCCGTGAGATTGGTCTTTATGATGATGAAGGTGTACTCATTGCGGTGGCAAACTGCCCGGAAACGTACAAACCGCAGTTGCAGGAAGGCAGTGGACGCACCCAGACTATCCGCATGATTCTGGTTGTCACGAACACCGAAGCCATCACGCTGAAAATCGACCCGTCTGTGGTTCTGGCAACCCGCAAATATGTGGATGATAAAATCTCAGAGCACGAACAGTCACGACGTCACCCGGACGCCTCGCTGACCGTAAAAGGTTTTACTCAGTTAAGCAGTGCAATTAACAGTGAATCAGAAACACTGGCCGCAACACCGAAAGCGGTTAAGGCTGCATATGACCTGGCTAACGGGAAATATACCGCCCAGAACGCCACCACTACACAAAAAGGAATTGTTCAGCTCAGTAGCGCCACGAACAGCACGTCTGAAACGCTGGCAGCGACACCAAAATCTGTTAAGGCGGTAATGGATGAAACGAACAAGAAAGCACCATTAAACAGCCCGGCACTGACCGGAACGCCAACAACACCAACAGCGCCACAGGGGACTAATAGTACCCAGATCGCAAGCACGGCTTTCGTTATGGCCGCGATTGCCGCACTTGTAGATTCGTCACCTGATGCACTGAACACGCTGAACGAACTGGCTGCGGCGCTGGGCAATGACCCGAATTTTGCGACCACCATGACTAACGCGCTTGCGGGTAAGCAACCGAAGGATGCCACCCTGACGGCGCTGGCAGAGCTTGCTACATCAGCAGATAAACTCCCATATTTTACAGGGGCAGATCGTGCCGCGTTAACCGCGTTGACAAGTGTTGGACGTGCCATTCTTGGTAAAACCAGCACTCAGGGAGTTCTTGATTACCTTGGTTTAGGGGAAGGCTCTGCGCTGCCTGTTGGTGTGCCTGTTCCATGGCCTTCAGCCACACCGCCAACAGGCTGGCTGAAATGCAACGGTGCGGCTTTTTCTGCTGAAGATTACCCTAATCTGGCAAAGGCTTACCCGACGTTAAAATTGCCTGATTTACGCGGTGAGTTTATTCGTGGCTGGGATGATGGAAAGGGAGTGGATAGTGGGCGAACTCTGCTTTCAGCACAAGGAGATGCTATCCGAAACATTACCGGGGTGGTTGGCTACAGTTCAATTGGCGATTCACAAGGGTTATTAGGATACGTGTCAGGGGCCTTTTCGGCTTCGGAGTCAAAAGCTCCCGCATTAAGTGGTGCATCAGCATCCGGGTATCAACGCTCCCTGTATGCGAATTTTAATGCTTCAGCCGTTGTCCCAACCGCAAATGAGAACCGCCCACGTAACATTGCCTTTAATTATATTGTGAGGGCTGCATAATGGATAACGCTGTATTAAATAGCGAGATTATTGCCACGAAGGCAGGGAATATTACCGTCTATAACTATGATGGTGAAACACGGGAATATATTTCCACTTCAAATGAATATCTTGCCGTTGGTGTTGGTATCCCGGCATATTCCTGTTTAGATTCACCAGGCACATATAAGGCTGGTTATGCTATCTGCCGTTCTGCAGATTTTAACTCATGGGAATATGTGCCAGACCATCGCGGTGAAATCGTCTATAACACCGAAACGGGAGAAGCCAAAGAAATCACAACTCCGGGTGATTACCCTGAAAATACAACCACTATCGCCCCGTTAACGCCATACGATAAATGGGATGGTGAGAAATGGGTGACCGATACTGAGGCACAGCACGGCGCAGCAGTAGATGCAGCAGAAGCACAGCGCCAGTCGCTGATTGATACTGCAATGGCCTCCATCAGTCTGATTCATCTGAAATTACAGGCCGGACGGAAGCTGACGCAGGCAGAAACAACCCGCCTTAACACTGTGCTGGATTACATTGACGTGGTGACGGCAACAGATACCAGCACAGCGCCGGACGTCATCTGGCCTGAACTGCCGGAGGCGTAGGCCATTCAATATCTGGCGCACCGGAAGTATCGACCAGTTCCAGTGCGTCCAGATAATCCAGCCACAAATTATATTGCGCCAGTTCCTCACCTTTCAGGCGACCAATCGCCGCTTTACCAGGCCATTGCTTACTGTTTATGTATTCGTTGACCTGATTAATCAATTGCTGCTTTTCCAGTTCGGCTGCGGCAATTTGTTCCTCATGAGTTGGCGGTGGAATATCAATCCATGCAGGCATTCCGTCGATGACACCTCTGTATTTTCCTTCTGGTGCTTCCTTCATAAATTCGGCGGCAACAGTGTCGTCAATTTCGATTCCATCATCGGGCCATTCGCCGGATTCCTGATAAGCGATTTTAAGCTCCACAGGGAAAAACGCATTTTTATCGGCACTGAAAATATATTTCTGCATTTCTACCGTCCTATCGAAATATAACTGAATCTGTATTGCTGTGAGATATCACTGGTTGCCACACGCCACGCTGAATTACTGATATGTTCAAAATTTACAGACAAAACCTGCGGGGCAGGATTCGACGGGTCTGACTGAACGGCATCAGACATAACACTGACTGAAACCATCGGCTGATTAGGGAATGGTATAGGGAAGTGTCCACTGATAAAGCGGGTCGTGTTTCCTGAAAAAGTGCCAAACTGAACAATATATCCACCTGGTAGCCTGAACCATCCCGAACCAGAAGCGAATGCTCCCATATCCGGTATCTGATTATCTCCTGTGCCCACATCCCTTTTCGCCGCTTCTCCCAAACCAACGTTTAAGAAAATGCAGAGATTACGGCTAACTGGCATCATCCCCGGTTTTTATTCAGGGGATCCATCATGCTTATTGGCTATGTCCGCGTATCAACAAATGACCAGAATACAGAATTGCAGCGTAACGCGCTGGAGTGCGCAGGATGTGAACTGATTTTTGAAGATAAAATCAGCGGAACGAAATCAGCCAGACCGGGATTGAAAAAACTGCTCAGAACGCTATCAGAAGGAGATACGCTGGTTGTCTGGAAGCTGGACAGACTGGGCAGAAGTATGAAACACCTGATCACGCTTATTGAGGAATTGCGGGAAAAAGGTGTTAATTTCCGTAGTCTGACGGACAGCATTGACACATCAACACCCATGGGGCGTTTCTTTTTTCACGTCATGGGAGCTTTAGCCGAAATGGAACGTGAATTAATTGTAGAGCGTACACTGGCCGGGCTGGCAGCAGCACGCGCACAAGGACGCATTGGCGGACGTCGCCCGAAGTTGACAAAAGAACAACACGAGCAAATAGCGAGGCTGATTAAAAACGGTCATGACAGGAAACAACTGGCGATCATTTACGACATCGGCATATCGACGATTTATCGTTATCACCCTGTAGGCGATATACAGGCTGAAGAAACAACCAGGCAGATTCAGGAAAATGAAAACCGCTAATCTGACCATTAGCGGTTTTGCGTTAATCAAAACAGCCCTTTAACGGAGCTGGCCGCGCTGTTAAGGGATGATGTGACCTTATCTTTGAAGCCGGACAGCATATCACTGAACGATGAGGATTGCAGGCGCTCCCGCAAATCCTCATCACAGCGTTCAAGAGTCAGTGAAAATTCTATCTTTTTCGCCTTACCGTAGCGATCAAACTCGGAGCGGGTCGTATTCGTTTCAGTCAGTACATACATGCCGTAAATCTGTCCGACGCCATCAATCAGAGGCCAGGGGCGTCCTGTATACGCCTGCGTGGTCAGCAGCGACAGCGACACTTCGCCACCTGTGATTTCAGGATAAAGCACACCAGAAAGCACGATGCGATCATCGCCTGCCCCGATATACTGCCAGCTTGCTGAACGGTTAACGCGTTCATTTTTCACATGCCGCCAGCTTTTATTTTGCTGTAACTGCTGATGCGGCAATGTGCGCAGCTCAAAAACAAACATGCCGTAGATCATCATCATGGCCATGACTCCTCAATCTTTATCGTAAAAACTGCCACGTCCGGCACGGTCGCGTCGTTCCAATTCTGCCCTGACCATTTCACCGACCAGTTTCGCCAGTTCGCGGGGATTCTGCGTAACAACGTTATGCAGATGAACATGAATTTCACCGCCAAATCCGGAGACAGCAGGCTCCCGATTACGGGAAGCTGCAGGAACTGATGCCACTGGCGATCGTATGGCCTCCGCCACCGGGCGGGAGCTGGCCGCAACAACAGGGACCAGCGCCGGAGGCAGAGGAGTCGGGACCACGGGTGTGATGTTGATTGCGGAAGCAGGCTTACTGACCTGCGCAATCTTCCGCTCCTGCCACTCCCCACGAACGGCAAGTGCGCGGGGCAGGTTCTTAAAGACAATATCGCCGGGGCCAATACGTTTTTTCGTCTCATCAACCAGCTTACCTGTGTTATCAGCAATTTTGCTGAGTCTGCGTAGCGTACCGGTATTGCTGTCTGTGAGCGGTTTGTTGTCTTTGGGTTTATCACCTCCGGTGCCATTGCCATTTTCCACAGGCTTCGGCGGATTGATTTTCGCCAGGTCCCCCTGAAGCAAGGCAACCTTGTCCTGAAGAATGGCCGCACGCTGTGCGTCTTCGATTTTCTTGCGCGCCCTTTCCGCTTCATCCGGAAGCACACCGAGCTTTTCAAGTATCCACGCCAGCGTATCCAGCAACATTTTTGCAGGTGTCAGAACAAGTTGTAACGCACCGCCAAGAACGTTACCGAATATCTCGCCAGCACTGGTACATTTATCCAGCGTTTCCTTGCTGGACTCCATCGGTGACAGCAGCGATTTAAACCAGTTAAACACCTGGCTGATCCCGCTTCCGATTACGTCAAAAACAGGGCCAAACCGTTCAAAGGTTTCGCGCAACGGGGTCAGCCTTTCCATAATCCCGCCGAACACCCCGGCAAAAAATGCCCTGATGGGATCCCAATATTTCCAGATAAGAATGGCAGCTCCGGCAAGCGCAGCCACGATAAGACCAACCGGACTGAACAGCGCCCCGATAGCACCTCCCAGCAAAGAAACGGAACCCGTCACCATTCCCCATAGTGCTGGCAGGACCCTGACAGCATTCATTGATCCGGTCAGGAGGGAAAAACCAAGACGCAGTTTTGCCAGCGGACCAGCAAGCACACCAATAGCCAGCGACAACGAGCCAACCGTTGCAGTCATTGCCAGCAACGCACCGCCTGCTATCAGTAGCTGGCGCGTCAGTGCGGGATGGGCCTGCGCCAGCGCCGTCACCTTTGATACCACACGCGTGAGCCACTGCGTGACAGAACGCAGCGGACCGTCAATCAGATCTGCAATGCGGATGCGCAACCCTTCCCATGCACTGCCGAGTGATTTCAGATCGCCGTCAAGGTTGTTGGCCATAACCTTTGCTGTGCGTTCAGCCTCACCGCGCGCGCCTTCAAGTTCTTTTCTCAGTTTGGGTAAGGACCCGTCACCCGCTGCATCAACGAGCGCCATAAACGATGTGAAAGCCTCTTCCCCGGCGATGTCCTTAAAGAAGGATACCCGGTCAACTTCCCCGTATTTGCGGGTGGCTTTATAAAGGTCGGCCAGCACATCCTCCATCGGGCGCATTTTGCCGTTCGCGTCAGAAACTGCCACACCAAGCTCTTTCAGCGCCTCTGCTGCTGCCTTTGGCGGTGATGCCAGACGAGCCAGGCTGGCACGCATTGCCGTCCCGGCATCACTCCCTCTGATACCCATATTCGCCAGCACGCCCGCCATCGCTGCGGCCTGCTCCAGCGATATTCCCAGCTTACCCGCCACCGGACCTGCATATTTCATGGTTTCGCCCAGTGCGCGAAGGTCAGTGTTGGTACGGGTAAACGCTGCGGTGAGTGTGTCACCAACCCGGTCCATCTGGTCAGCAGAAAGGCCGAACTGCGTCAGGATATTTGAGCCAATATCCGCCGTCTCGCCGAGATCCATGCCGCCAGCCGTTGCCATGCTCAGCACGCCCGGAAGCGCAGCCTGAATGGCCTGCGGTGTGAAGCCAGCCATTGCAAGAAATGCCTGTCCACTGGCGGCATCGCCTGCGGTGAACTGCGTTTCAGAGCCAAGTTTTAACGCCTGCTCACGCAGCGCCTTAAACTGTGGGCTGTTCTGATCGATTCGCGTCAGTGCCTGAACGCGGGACATCTCTTTCCCGAACCCGATCGCAGGCTGCAAAAAACGCCCGGCAGCATAGCCGCCAGCCGCTGCCGCACCAATTGCCAGCGCACCACCTGTTTTCAGTTTTCCAGCAGTTTCCTGCGCGCGCGAATACCGCTCACGCGCCCGCGTTACACGCGCAAGCGTCTGCCGTTCGCGTTCAAGCTGGTTGTTGTACTGTTCGGTGCGTCTGATGGCCTGCTGGATGGTGTTATCGCTGCCTGTCAGGGAAATGCCGTGGCGTTTCAGCTCTCCGCCAAGCTCCCGCATTTTCTGAATTTCCCGTGTGCGCGATTCATTCAGGCGTTCAAGCCGGGTGCTTAACTGCTGCATCAGCTTTTGTTGTTTTTCGCTGAGCACTGTACCCGTGCGTTGTAACTGATTAAGGGCGTTAAGCTGGCGTCGTGCTTTCACGATGCTCGCATCCGCTTTACTGACAGCGTCACGGGCGCGCTCAAATGAACGCGCCTGACGCTCGAGATTTTTGATCGCCCCCTGCGTTCGCTGGATGGAGTCACCAAACTGCCCCATCAGGCGGCGGGCGTTTTCGGCAGGCCGGGTCAGTCTGTCAACGGCGCTGAAAGCGACCCGGATATCAAGAGTCTTCATTGTCTGCATTCCCGCTGCGAAGTGCCGCCCGCTCACGCCAGCTAACCACTTCGCCGGGCGTCATCATGAAGATTTCGGCGGGCGACCAGTTAAAAATGGCGGCAATATCCGCCACCAGATCTTCGATGTGCTCAAAGCACACCAGGGTGATTACGCTGCCGTCTCCTGCACGCTCTTCGCGCCAGAGTCTGGCTCGCTCATAAAATTTACAGCCACAGCGCACAACTGAATAAAATCGCGTGACGACATTTTTTTAATCATCACTTCATCCAGTCGTGGCGAGGTCACGCGAGGCAACAGCGTGAACATGGTATCCGCTTTCAGATTCAGCACATCAGACAGCGACAGACCACGCAGAGATCCAGCCTGCTCAATAGCCCCGGTAATTTCCACATACGTGATTTTTTCGCCACCGCGCTCAATTGGTCGGGCCAGTTTTACGCCACGTTCGACAGCCATATCCTCACCTGCCGTCACATCATCCGCCACGGCGTTATTCCGGGTTTCAGTATTGATGTTTTGCATCAGTTGTCTCCTTTTTCAGTCAGAGGCGACGCACTGCGCCGCCTGCATATTACTTATCAGCCAAGCCCAAGCGCGGAACGGATGCGATCAGGCACGATGTCCTTGCCGTCCTTCCGGTAGATGTGGTTCAGCAGGTCGATTTCCCACAGCGGACGATCGTTAACGCTCAGCTTGTAGTAGGTGTTTTTGACAGCGTAAGTGTGTGATGTGGCTTCGCCCTGTTTGGCTTCCCCCATATCAATTTCCGTCACACGCCCGCGCATCTCGATTTCATACAGATCACTTTCTGCATCGGTGTAGTATTCACCCGCAAAACGCAGCAACGTGCCGTCAATCGTGCCGCCATATTTAAGGAACAGCTCACGAACTGCGCCCCCCATGACAAAACTCGCATCAAGCGCAGAATCATCAAGACCGAGGTCGATACTCACCGCCCCCATCATGCCACCGCCACGATAGCTTTCAGTTTTGCGCGTCAGTTTAGGTGGAGTGACGGACGTCACCTTACCCACTTCGTTTTCACCATTCACAAACAGCGTAAAAAAGCGAAGATGTTTTGGTACAGCCATCAGACACCTCCCAACACCGCAAATGCGGGATCAAAGTATTCATCAGTAAACGTCTGGTAAAGCTCCATATCTTCCAGCGGAGGAACAGGCGTATATTTGTAGCGAATACGCACACGCCCCTGACGTAAATCCGTGGTGCTGTTATCCACCACGTCATACCAGCACGACGCGCCAATCAGTTTCCCGGCAGTAACCAGTGAATCCAGTTTTGCCCTGATGGCACTGATAACATCCTTCACGTTCGCAGGCGTCAGTGGACTGTCGATGGTTTCAAACTGCGCTTCCGCAATTGAATCAGCCAGTACCTGTGCGGTTCGGGTATACACCTCAAAGATGTAGGCGTTCGTTTCCGGTGTGCGGTTGCCCCAGAAGCGGAACCCGTTGCGACGAATAATGGTCGTGATTTCTTTGTTGTTAAGGCTGTTGGCATCGCTGTCTTCGGCCTGCAACGACCAGAACACATGCCGGGACATCCCCAGCACATTTTTAACCGGAACGTTGGACAGTGATTTGTGCCAGCCCTGCTCATGGTCAATGTACGCACGAAGGCCGCACGCATAAGCAGGCGCGGGGAACGTTTCGTTTTTGCCACTTTTCGGGTTGTAGGCGATGAAGTCCGGCCATAAGAGCATCACCTCACGTTCGTTGAATTTCTGGCGGTAGGTAATTGCCTCTGCCATCGTGTTACAGCCATGACATGAGGCATACACAAACGCGCGCAGCTTACCCGCAATCACGCACAGGGATTTTGTCACCGCCTCCGTGTCCAGCTCCGGCGCGGCCAGAATACGCGGACGGTATCCGATGCTTTCATCCTGCTCTGCAACAAGCAGCGCATACATTCCCGTATAGCTGCCGTCATCCTCAGAACCACCGATAACCAGTTGATCCTGCGTCTTTCCGTCTTCTTCTTTGTGTTCAGCCACGCGAACGACGATCACCTTTGTGCTCACCTGGTCTGCGATGGCCTTAAGCGCACGATAAAGCGTCCCCGTTGTCCCGCATTTCCCCAGCACGTCATTGACGCGGGTCAGCAGTGTGGGCTTGTTCAGCGGGAACAGCTTCGCGTCCGCATCATCCGCCGTTGCCACGATACCGATAACGCTGGAATCAACATCGTTAATCGCTGTTACCAGGTCGGTATTTTCCGTAACACGGGCACCATGAAAACGAGTTTCACTCATAGCTTCAGCCCCTTGTATCCGTTAAATGATTCGGCAACAATCATCACCCACCACGCGCGTAATCTCACCCCTGCGCCGTTCTCCCGCCACGGCGACAACAAAAAGCAGTAACCCCCTCCGCACGCACATGCGACCATGCCGCACAGGGAGGGAACAGATGACCGACACCACCATGCAATTGCTCAGTCAGGGCACAGACCCCGTGAAAATGCCGGATTTTGATATTCTTGCGGAGGGTAAAGCGCTGTCAGGCGTGGCAGAGCGCCTGATGAGCCTGTCACTGACCGACAACCGGGGATTTGAGGCGGACCAGCTCACCATCACGCTGGATGATGCGGATGGTCAGTTGCAGCTACCGCCACGGGGCGCGCGTCTGACGGTTCTCATTGGCTGGAAAGGGGAACCGCTGACAGAAAAAGGCACTTACATTGTTGATGAAATCGCTCACGAAGGACCGCCGGACAGGCTGACTGTTTCAGCCAGAAGCGCAGATTTTCGGGATGAATTTAACGTTAAACGTGAGGTGTCCTGGCATGATGTGACCGTTGAGCGCGTGGTATCTGCCATCGCTCATCGGTACGGTCTGAAACCGCAAATCAGCGAAATGCTGATGGATATCGAAATCGACCACGCCGACCAGACCGAAGAAAGCGACATGTCCTTCCTTACGCGCATGGCGGAAATGCTGGGCGCAATCACCACGGTAAAAAGCGGTAATCTGTTATTCATCATGCCAGGCGGTGGCGTGAACGCACTGGGCCAGCCGTTGCCATCGTTCGCCATCACACGCAGCAGCGGCGATCGCCATCAGTTCCGCATTGCTGACCGCGAAGCGTATACGGGGGTACGCGCTTACTGGCTTGATCTTAATTACGGGAAAAAGAAAAAAGTCAGCGTGAAACGCCGCAAACCGAAAAAAGAGAAAAGCAGCAGCCGTGAAGGTGATTATATGGAAGGCGCGGAAGGCAATGTGTTTGTATTACGCAAGACTTATCAGAACGAGCAGGCAGCAAGACGCGCAGCAGCGGCAAAGTGGCAGCAGCTACAACGCGGAGCCGCAGCGTTCTCCATCACACTGGCACGTGGACGCGCAGAACTCTACCCCGAAATGCATGGTGCGGTAACAGGATTTAAAAGCGAGATTGATAATCAGGACTGGATCATTGCAAAAGCCGAGCACACCATTGATAACAGCGGCTTTACCACGCAGCTTGAGCTTGAGGCAAAAATCCCGGAATGGATAGCAGAAACAGAGTGAGCAACTTAGAATAGCGGCAGCACCACGTTAAGGGAGGTCGCTATGTTCCGTTGTCCGCTTTGTGGCGCATCTGCCCGTATCCGCACCAGTCGTCCGGAAAATGATTCAAACACCGTGCGGCAAAAGTATTACCAGTGTAACAATCTGGAATGCGGCGTATGCTTCTCAACACTGGAAGCTTTCCATAAATTCACATCAAAACACGCCTCCGGCGTTCACTCTTCAGAAGGTATCCCGTGGCATGAGCTGCCAGCTTCACACAGGGGAAACAATCAGATGAGTTTGCCTTTATCTCAGAATTAACAGGCAGAATTGCCGGAGTAACAAAAAAGCGATAGATTACGCGCGGGTGCCTTTCGGCTGATGGTCGGAGGGAATACCCGAAGGCCAGATGTGGAAAGGCCCCGGAAAACATTTCTGTTTAACCGAGGCCCTAACATATCTACCTTAAGCAAGTGATAGGTTAGCGCCTCTCCAACAAAGGAGCAAGCGCTATGTCGCAAAAATCGCTTACAGCCATCACATTCTGCGTGACGGTAATCCTCATCATCTGGATGCTGCACGGTTCGCTGTGCGAAATACGGATGAGCTTCTGGGGAGCGGAGTTTGCGGCGTTCTTACAGTGTAAGCAGTAA